GACTTTCTCTACGCCATCAAGCAACGCCTGACTCATCCTATGTATGAAGACCTCCAGAGCGCTTATGCTGCTGGCGTAGGGTTTAACTCTAAGTCTGCCTCGTGGCAGGCTACCCGTATCACCTTTGGTGATGAGCTGCGTGAGACCGGTGAAAAAGACCCGAACATCGAAGCAGTTGGTATCGGCGGTCAGATCTACGGCAAGCGTGCCGATATGATTATTGTAGATGACGCTGTTACTTTATCTAACGCTAATGACTTTGAACGACAGATCAAGTGGCTAACCCAAGACGTTAGATCCCGTCTTAACCCTACTGGTAAGTTAATTATTATCGGTACCCGCGTTGCCTCGGTTGACTTGTACAAGGAACTACGCAACGAAGACCGATATCCTGGCGGTATTGTGCCTTGGTCATATCTTGCTATGCCGGCGCTTTTGACTGTAGATGATGAACCCGACAAATGGGAAACTCTTTGGCCATTTTCAGATCAACCATTTGATGGGCAGAAGGAAGAAGAAAAGGATCCAGAGACTGGATTCTATCCTAGATGGAATGGGCGCAACTTATTTAACGAACGCCAATCTATGGATGCTTCGACCTGGGCTTTGATTTATCAGCAACAAGATATCTCAGATGATGCCGCCTTTGACCCAGTATGTGTTCGTGGCTCTATTGACGGTATGCGTAAGTCTGGCCATCTAGTTGCTGGCCACCCAGGTCACCCAAGAGACTTAAATGGCTTTACCTACATCTGTGGTTTAGACCCAGCGATGATTGGTGATACCGCAGCTATCTGCTATGCCATTGACCGCCAAACTAAAAAAAGGTACATAGTAGATGCTATTAAAATTAGCCGCCCGTCTCCAGCTGCTATCCGAAATCTTATTTTTGATTGGACGTCCCTCTACTCCCCCTCCGAGTGGATCGTCGAAAAGAACGCCTTCCAATCCTTCTTAACACAAGACGAAGGTATCAGGATGCACTTAGCATCCAAGGGAGTACAGTTTAAGGAACACCATACTGGATCTAATAAATGGGATTCCGGTTTCGGTGTAGCTTCTATGTCTACCTTGTTTGGTACTAAGCAGTTTGATGGCAAGCACCATAGAGATAATCTAATACATTTGCCATCAGATCAAACTGAAAACATTAAATCTTTAATTGAACAATTAGTTACTTGGTCACCTAGTACTAAAGGCAAGACCGACTTAGTTATGGCGCTGTGGTTCTGTGAGATCAGAGCACGCGAACTACTTAACTATGGTCAGTATGCCACCCACCATATGAAGAATCCATTTCTATCTCGGCAAGAGATAGGCAAGCGAACTGTTATCAATTTAGATGAAGCCTTCGCTGAACAAAACCGTATGCAAGTAATCTAATGAGGAGATAACAATGGCAGCTATGAAGAAAGCTACAACAAAGAAGTCATCAGATGGTTCAAACACAAAACCGTTTAACATTAGGTTAATGACTATGAACGCACTTGTTGGTAAAGAAGAACCTAAGAAGGCGCCTAAGAAAGCAACACCTGCAAAGCCTAAATCTAAATCAACTGGACCTGCTGCTGTTAAAGAATATCAGCGCCAAGTATCACCTAAAGGTGTTAAGAAAACTGAATCAGGCGCTAAGAAGGGCCTTGACAAGAAGTATCCAGGATTATACAAGAAGTCTAAGTAAGGAACTCTATTGTTATCAGTCAAAGAAGTTGACGCGAAGTTATCGCGCTTACGCACGCGCTCTTCAGCACGTGACCAACGTATGCGCGATGTGCTCTCGGTGCGTCAGGGAGATATCTCTAAGGTATTTCCTTCAATGTTTTCAGAGGACTATCCAAAGCCTCTGGTTGCAAACTTCATTGACGTAGCAGCACGCGACTTAGCTGAAGCAATGGCACCACTGCCATCTTTTAACTGCTCAGCAACTAATATGGTTTCAGATGCTGCTCGTAAAGCCGCAGATACTAGAACCCGTATTGCTAACTTCTATGTTTCAAACTCTGATCTACAGCTACAGATGTATACCGCAGCAGACTGGTATAACACCTATGGTATGTGCGTTGGTATGGTTGAGATGGATTACGATGATAACAACCCACGTATCCGTATGCTCAATCCATTTGGAACTTACCCAGAGTTAGATCGCTATGGTCGCACTTTATCTTTAACTCAGGTTATTATCAGCGATGCTGAGACGCTAGCTGCCCAGTATCCAGAGTTCTACGAACAAATCCTTGGTAGAAACAACTACCAACTAGGATCTCCTTATGTGTCAATGGTTAAATACCACGACAAAGATCAAGACTTGCTTTACTTACCGGAACGAAAGAACCTAGTACTATCACGCACTCCTAACGTTCTTGGTAAGTCTATGGCACGTACCGTGATGCGCTCATCTTTAGATGGCGAAGCACGCGGTCAGTTTGATGATGTGCTCTCCGTTCAGCTTGCTCGTGCTCGCTTTGCAATCTTACAGATCCAAGCAGCAGAGAAATCTATCCAGGCACCTATTGCTATTCCACAAGATGTTCAGGAACTTGCCCTCGGCCCTGATGCCATTATGCGTTCTGCTAATCCGCAAGGCATCCGTCGTGTTCCATTAGAACTTCCACCTGGAGTATTTACTGAATCCGGTGTATTAGAACGTGAACTTCGTATGGGTGCTAGATACCCAGAGTCACGTTCGGGTAACATTGACGCCTCAGTAGTTACAGGTCGCGGAGTTCAAGCGCTACAAGCTGGCTTTGATACACAGATCAAGGCAGCACAAGCACAGTTTGCTAGATTGTTTACCGAACTTGCCTCACTTTGCTTTGAAGCAGATGAAAAAATCTTTGGTGGAATCCCTAAGACTATTAAGGGAACCGATGACGGTACACCTTACGTACTTAAATATATTCCATCTCGTGACATTAAAGGCGAGTACGGCGTAGATGTACGCTACGGAATTATGTCTGGTATGGATCCTAACCGTGCCATTATTGCTTTACTACAAATGCGTTCAGACAAACTTGTTTCTCGTGACTATGTACGTCGTGAAATCCCTATGGATCTAAATGTTACTCAGGAGGAACAACGTGTTGATATTGAAGAAATGCGCGATTCTCTCCGTGTTGCTGTTGCACAGTATGCTCAGGCAATTCCGGCTCTCGCGGCGCAAGGCCAAGACCCTTCCGAGATTATCAGCCGTATCGCAACTGTTATCCAAGGTCGGCAAAAGGGCCAAGCACTAGAGAACATTATTGAAAAAGCATTTACACCGGCACCAGCACCAGTACCAGTAACGCCACCAGATATGGCACAGGCTGGTATGCAATCACAGATTCCAGCAGCAGGTGTGGCCTCCGCCAACGCCTCGCAGCAACCTCCAAATCAACAAGGTGGTACGGCCCCTGCTGCTGGTCAAAAACCCGATATAGCCCAACTACTAGCTGGTATTACCGGCGCCGCATAAATGAGGGAGGTGTAATATGAATAAAGGATCACGTGCAGCAGCACCTATGTCTCAGCCAAAGGAAGGCAAGATGGATACCTCAAAGCCAAAAGGTGGCAAGGTATTCTTCGGAATGATGGCAGCAGGACGCAAAGGCAAAGCAGTTAAAAAAGGATAAATTTTTTATAGGAGGTGTACTGGGTGAGCAACGATAAGATTCCTCGCCCAGTGCGCCTTTCTGATTTTCTAGTAATACTTACAGGTTTTATTCACAACATAGCTCAAACATTTGAAGCTATGACAGGTGAACTAATGGAACTATCCATTTATCATTCTAACCAAAAGACGGAAACAATTCGTGCTTGGGAAGATATGACCGCAGATTTAGAAAAGTTAGGAGAAGAAACAGATGGCTGAACCAATGAATCCATTGGCCGGAGTTTCAGGTCCTGGCAAATATGCTGTTCGCACAGATAAATTAAGTATGGGTTCTACTGCATACGGCGAAGGCGTAGACACCGCAGCAATTAAGTCAGGTGCGCCACTAGCTTCAACTCCAGATCAACGCCCAATGCCAGCCGCTGAAGTACGCGACGCCGCAATGCAGGCACCGGTCACAGGTTTATATGCTCCAACTCAAAAGCCAAGCGAACCAGTAACTGCTGGTATTGATATGGGTGCAGGTGCGGGATCTAGCGCACTTATGATGGCTAAGTCTGGCGAAAAACTTTCAGATATTCTAGTAAAGATGCTTCCATTTGATACTACTGGAGAAATAGGCGTTCTATACCAAGAAGCATTATCGCGGGGTAATTAGTGGCTGACAATATGAAAGCAGCTGGATTTGCTGCTGGTCTATCATCTACTGAAACTCAGAAACTTGATGAGTTTTACAAAGCATATCAAGCGCACAAAGAATTATCTAAACTACCTGCTGATGCTGCTACTACTAAGTTTGCTCAGTACACTCCTGCTCAACAAGCAAGCCTTGTTAAAAACTTTGGTAACGAAGATCCAACTGTCAAACCACAGCGTGGTTTTTTTGGCACCGCTTGGCATTACACAGGTGGCGCACTAGGTAACGCTATTGGTTATGCCGGTAGCCACATACTTGCTGGTTTAGGAAATGTATCTGATTTCTCTACACGTGCTTGGCGTACTGCTCAGATCGCTGGAGATCAAGGTGTAAACCTTGGCGAAGCGTGGACTATCGCTAACGATAAAGGCGATAAAGTATTTAGCCCTAATCGCATTGATGATGCAAAAAGAAAATTTGG